ATTTTCAAAGAACATTAGAAGACTGGGCTAAGTTTAATATAAATAATAGAACAAAGCACGATGCTTCTATTAGTTCTGGACTAGCTATAATGGCTTGTAATAAAAACAAGTATAAGCCAAACGTAGAAAGAACTACAAAATCTATTAATTTAGGAATTAAAAAATATAACAATCAAGGAGATTTTTCACAAATAATTAAATAAATGATAAACACAGAGAGTTTTAGTATTTTCCCTGATCAGGTAGTATCTGATGAAGTTAAAGCAAGTTTAGATTATGGACGGAAAGTTGGTAGAGCAATTGAAACTGACTGGTTTAGTGGTACTAGAACTGGAGTAACAAATAGATACAATTATAATTACAATAATTTTAGAACATTAAGACTATATGCTAGGGGTGAACAACCTGTTCAGAAATATAAAGACGAACTTTCTATAAATGGCGATTTATCTTATCTTAATTTAGACTGGAAACCTATACCTATAATACCTAAATTCGTAGATATAGTTGTTAACGGTATGTCTGATAGGTTATATGACATAAAAGCTTTTGCTCAAGATCCTGCTTCATTAAAAAAGAGAACAGCTTATGCGGAGTCAATATTAAGAGATATGCAAGCTGATGCTTTTTTAGGTAATATAAAAAATGCTTTAAACATAGATTTATATTCCACGGAGAACCCAGAAGATCTACCTCAAAACCAAGAAGAACTAAATTTACACATGCAGCTTGATTATAAGCAATCTGTAGAAATAGCAGAAGAAGAAGCTATAAATACTGTTTTAGACTTTAATAAATATGATTTAGTTAGAAGAAGATTTAATGAAGACTTAACTATATTAGGTATTGGTGCTGTTAAAACTTCTTGGAATAGATCAAATGGAATAAAAATAGATTATGTTGATCCATCTAGACTTGTATATTCATACACTGATGATCCAAACTTTCAAGATATTTGGTATGTTGGAGAAGTAAAGCCTATAACATTATCAGAACTTAAAAAAGAATTTCCAAATTTAACTGCTGAAGATTTAAAGAGAATTGAAAAATACCCAGGCAATAGTAACATAATGTACAATTGGGATGCTAGAAATGATGGCAATATGGTTTATGTATTATATTTTGAATACAAGACTTTTAGTGAACAAGTTTTTAAAATAAAGCATACAGCTAATGGATTAGAAAAAGCTTTAGAAAAACCTGATACTTTTAACCCAGAAAAAACTGATAATTTTGATAGAGTATCTAGGTCTATAGAAGTTTTGTATAGTGGCGCTAAAATACTTGGCCATGATGAGATGTTAAGCTGGGAAATGTCAAAGAACATGACAAGACCTTCTTCCAATCTTACAAAAGTAAATATGAATTATTCTATATGTGCACCTAAAATGTACAAAGGAAGAATAGAGTCTTTAGTTAGTAGGGTAACAGGTTTTGCTGATATGATACAATTAACTCACTTAAAACTACAGCAAGTTTTAGCTAGAATAGTTCCTGATGGTGTTTTTGTTGATGTAGATGGTTTAGCAGAAGTTGACTTAGGAAATGGAACTACATATAATCCTCAAGAAGCTTTAAATATGTATTTCCAAACTGGTTCTATCGTTGGTAGATCAATGACTCAAGATGGTGATTTAAACCACGGTAAAGTTCCAATACAAGAACTGTCTAGTTCTAGTGGTCAAGCTAAAATAGCTTCTTTAATACAAACTTATCAATACTACTTACAATTAATCAGAGATGTAACTGGGCTTAACGAAGCTAGAGACGGTAGTCAACCAGGTAAAGACTCATTAGTTGGCTTACAAAAACTAGCCGCGGCTAATTCTAACACAGCTACAAAACATATATTAAATGCAAGTTTATATTTAACTATAAGAACATGTGAAAATATTGCTTGTAGAATTGCAGATACTTTAGAATTTGAATTAACTAATGAAGCTTTAAAATCAGCTATAAGCTCTTATAACACTGGAACTTTAGAAGATATATTTAACTTACACTTATATGATTTTGGTATATTTTTAGAACTAGTTCCAGATGAAGAAGAAAAAGCTCAATTAGAACAAAATATACAAGTAGCCTTACAACAACAAAATATAACTTTAGAAGATGCTATAGATATAAGACAAATTCATAATCTAAAGCTCGCTAACCAGTTAATAAAAGTAAGAAGAAAGCAAAAAGCAAAAGAAGATCAAGCTGCTCAACAAGCTAATATACAGGCTCAAGCGCAAGCTAACGCAGAGGCCTCGGAAAGATCAGCTATGGCAGAGGTTCAAAAACAAGAGGCTCTAGCACAAACACAATTACAAATTGAAAAAGGAAAATCTGAATTTAGTATTCAGAAAATACAAGCTGAAGCAGAGATAAAAAGAGGCATAATGGAAATTCAATTTGGTTATGACATGCAATTAGAGCAAGTTAAAACTCAAGCTATTATACAGAAAGAACAAATAATAGGTCAAAGAGAAGAAGCCAAAGAAGCTGAAATAGAAAACAGAAAAGACAAAAGAGCTAAAATAGTTGGAACTCAACAATCAGCTATGATTGGCCAAAGACAAAATAAAGAAATGCCAATTGACTTTGAAGCCAATCAAGATAACCCCGTAGAATTAGCACAATCTATGATGGGTACTAGTTAATTATTATATTATATATTATGAACAAAGAAGAAGTAAAACAAGAGGGTGAGTTTAAAGTTAAAAAGAAACCCGGAAGACCTAAAACACTTAATAAAAAAGATGGTGTAACAAAATTAGATTTATCTAAAAAAGAAGAACCTAAGGAAGATGAAAAACCAAAAGAAGAAGTTGTTTTAAACAAACAAGTTGAAGAGAAGAAGGTTGAAGAAAAGCAAATTGATAAAACTAATGAAGAAAAAGTTGACGAAAAACCAGTAATGGAAGAAGTAGTCAAAGAAGAAGAGGTTAAAGAAGAAATTGAAAAACCTGTAAAAAAAGCTGAAACAGAAGTAAAACTACCTGAAAATGTAGAAAAGCTAGTAGGTTTTATGAATGACACAGGTGGTACTCTAGAGGATTATGTAAGGTTAAATGCTGATTATAAAAATATAAATGAAGAGGCATTGCTTAATGAGTATTATAAAAAAACTAAGCCACATTTAAATCAAGAAGAGATTAACTTTATATTAGAAGATAATTTTTATTTTGATGATGAGGCTGATGACGAGCGAACAATAAAGAAAAAACAAGTAGCTCGTAAAGAAGAAATTGCAAAAGCCAGAAACTTTTTGGAAGAAACCAAGAGTAAATATTACGACGAGATCAAGTTGAGACCGGGCGCTACTCAGGAACAACAAAAAGCAATGGATTTTTTCAATAGATATAACGAAGAACAACAAAGAACAAAAACTATTTCAGAAAAATTCCAAAAAAGAACTAGTGACTTATTCAATGACAATGAATTTAAAGGTTTTAAATTTGACGTGGGAGAAAAAAGTTTTAGATATGGAATTAATAATGAAAAAGTTAGCCAAGATCAGTCTAATCTAGATAATTTTTTGAGAAGGTTTCTTGATAAAGATGGACAAATATCTGATGTACAGGCATACCATAAAGCTCTTTACACTGCTAGTAATGCTGATACCATAGCTAAACACTTTTACGAACAAGGTGTGGCTGACGGTACTAAAGACTTAATATCTAAATCTAAAAATATAGACAACACTCCTAGACCTAGTGCTAGTGGTGATATTTTTATAAATGGATTGAAAGTCAAAGCAATAACAGGTGGTGATAGTTCTAAGTTAAAAATAAAAAGAAAAATAACAAATAAATAAAAACTAAAAAATGGGTTTTACAAACACAGGGTCTTTCCCTGCAAAAATTGTGCCTTCTCAAAAAAAGTTAGCTTTAGAGACTAATTACTTAGACTTTACAGGCGGACAAAATGATTTTGCACAGCAATACCTACCTGAGCTTTATGAGCAAGAGGTAGAAAGATACGGAAACAGAACTTTATCTGGTTTCTTGAGAATGGTTGGTGCTGAAATGCCAATGACGTCTGATCAAGTAATTTGGTCTGAACAAAATAGACTACACGTAGCTTATGATGCTGTTACAGGTATCACTCAAGGTGGTGGTGAAAATGGTTCTAGTAGAATTACTATTGACATGACTAACACTTTAGCTACTAATCCAGCTATAAGAACTGGTCAAACTATTTTAGTTTCTGACAACGGTACAGGTCTTATTACTCAGAAGATGTTAGTTATAGGATCTACAATATCTGGAAAATCAGATGGTGGAGCTTATGGTGGTAATGCTAATCAAATAGATGCTATACCTTATGACAGTGCTACTGTAAATGCTACTTTAGCAGCTGGACCATGTAGCTTATTTGTATACGGTTCTGATTTTGGAAAAGGTACTGACGCTATGAAAGGTGCTATTCAGCCAAACTTCACTCAATTTAGCAATAACCCTGTTATTCTTAAAGATCACTTTGAGATAAATGGTTCTGACACTGCGCAAATTGGTTGGGTTGAAGTTGCTACTGAAGATGGAACATCTGGATACTTATGGTACTTAAAGTCTGAGTCTGAAACAAGATTAAGATTTGATGACTATTTAGAAATGATGATGGTTGAATCTGAAAAAGCTGGTTACGATTTCAAATACGATGGAACAGTTGCTGGTGGTGGTATTCAGGTTAGCGGTTCTGAAGGTTTATTTGCTGCTATAGAAGCAAGAGGTAATGTATACTCTGGTTTCTCTGGTGCTGCTGCTCCTGGAGCTGGTGCATTAGGTGACTTTGATGTTATACTACAACAATTAGATAAGCAAGGAGCTATTGAAGAAAATATGTTATTCTTAAATAGATCTACTGCTCTTGATTTTGATGATATGATCGGCGCTATGGCCGGTGGTGGTTACGGTTCAACTGCTTCAGCTTCTTATGGTCTTTTTGACAATGAGTCTGAAATGGCATTGAATTTTGGAT